GCAAATACACGCCCATCAGGGGAGTGGCTGCCAAGCTCCAGCACATAAGGTCGTATTTTTTGAGTTCCACTTCCAGGTTCGGGAAATTCATTNAATCTGCTTCTTAGTTCTGGATACATAAGTTATTCTCTTTTTTTTCATTGCTCATATTTTACTCCTAATTTAACTGTATCACGCCAGCACTTACTTGTACCGTACCAGCATTTACTTCATAATTTCCACTTGAATTATGTGTTATTTGTGTAGCGTCTATAGTATAAGTACCTGTTTTTCTTTCTATACCACCCGATTCCTGTACCAGTGAACCTTTTATTTCCTCTGTTTTATCACCACCCACCTCGTTCATCTTTTCACCTTTAGTTAGTACACTATAATTATTTTCAACCGTGGTGTTTTTATTATTTTTCACTAATTTATTTTCACTATCACCAACTATAGTAAACTTCTCACCAGCATTTTTGATAACCATTTGTCCATCAGGGCCTATTTCTATATAAGAATTAGATGGATGAAATATATGTATTCTTTCTCCTTCTGGTGAATCATCAATTTCTACTACTATACCACTATGAGTAGCAAATACTTTGTTATGTGGATATGTTCTACCACCTTCTATAGTGGGCTCTTCTCAAGAACCCTCCCCCAATGCAGTATTTACAGCTCCTTCTTTATTCTCTTCCTTATGCTGTACTATAGTTTCTTCTGTCTCGCCTCTGGTTAATTTATGAAAATCCTTACCTGGCACTCTATGATTAGCAGGATACTGACCATCAGGGTCCTTAAATCCTTGACTATTTTCTTCCATTCCGTGTTTTTGGTCTAATGGCATACCAGGAACAGAAGCAAAGTATCTTGGCTCTAAATGATTACCATTCTCAAAAAACAAGAATACGTGACTGCCCTGTAATGGCACTGTTCAGGCACCATAACCAGACACACTACCTTCAAATAGTCCTAATGCTGGTTGTGCTCAAGGCAAATCTTCTACAGGCATATCATTCAAATCATCAGTGTGTATGCCAAATATTCTTATTTGGCATCTACCCATCTGCATTTCTTCATCATTATTATTTTCTACTACACCCCTATAAATTCCATCTAATTTTTCCTTTTGGGGTATAAAGTCTTGTGGTTTGTTTTTTATCATATTATGGCCTGTTTTTTATAGATGATACTAAAGCAGAAACATCACTTTCATAATAAGCATTTTTTATACATAACATTTTCTGCTTATATGACATATCACTATATCCAGTAAATATATGTGTTATGCTCTTTACCAAATAATTTCCGTGTAAATGTTTATTAAATCCTTGGTCTTCTTTATCAATACTATCTCATTTTACCTTTATCATACCACCAGGGTATCTTGCTTCGTGTCCTCTGACCACCATTGAGAAGCAATGCTGTAAATCATATCTTTTATTTCAAGTGTTACCATATACTGCATCTATCTCATCACTTTTAGTGCCTACTATATCAAATGATGATATCTCATTGTTAATATCTGGAAATAATGAAGAGTTTCCAAGTAATGTATGTTTTTCCAACATATCCGAATATTTATACTCATTTTTAATAAATTTTTTATTCATAGAATCTATACCATATTTAGTACCACCTGATAAGAATTTTAATCCTATCATATCCAGTCCTGATATACTTCAATTCATAATTTTATTAAAATATTGTGGATTAGCATCCTGAAAAACATACTCTTCTGCATTTTCACCTAATCCTGGTGTTTCCATAAAGGGATTATTCAATAATTTACCAAGTGTCACAAAATTGACACCATTTACTGCATTATAAAATAAATATCCTGCTTCATTCTGGTCAGCACCAGTACCTCTTTTCATTAGTCAAGATAAAGCAGTGCTTGGATACCATAATGGCATATAGAAATAATCCAATCTTTCATTAGTTTCCTCAAATTCATTTCATCCTTGAGGATGACTCTCAGCATACAATCAAGTATCACCAATGTCTTTTACTATTTCGTGTATGTGTTTATCTTTTCAGGCTTTAGAGTATCTAAAGAAGTTTAAACTAAAAAACATATAATCAGTAAAAAATATTTCTATTGCTTCTTCTGTATCAGGACTACCAGTATTCAATTGCTCTACTCTGGATACTTTGTAAATCTTAAATTCCCATTCTTTGTTTTCACTCTCCCCCTCACCTGAACTATAAACTATTTTAATGGTCTCATTACCAGTGATGGGTCCAAATTCAAACATCCCTCTGGTATCAGTCATAGTCAGTTTGCCATTCATACAAAAGGAAAATATATCCTCTACAAAATATAACTGAATTACTTCATCACCAGAAAGAACCATACTACCGTGTATTTCTGTTCCTATAGACACATTAAACGTGGATGTTTTATCCTGTTCCATTATAACCTACCTAAATCATTAATATCTTTCAATATTCTATATACGTGGTCATTTTTAAGTATCTTTATAGAATCGCCTTCATTTAATTCTTCAAAGGGATTAACAACATTGTTTACAGCGGCCACTGCTCATCATAAATTTGAGGTTCTATAGTATTGGAAAGAAATTGAATCTCACCAATCAGTGTTAGTTACATCGTGGAGTATGTAATATCTATAATCATCAATATGTGTTCTATCCAACATATAAGACCTGAAAATATTGGCAAAATACTCCAATTTATCTAAGTCCTTCAAAATATTAAACATTTTTAGTTGGGATGAATTTTTAGGTATCAGTCCTGTAAGGTCTTTATATTTTTCTTTAGTTTTTACTATCATTTAACTAGTCTCCACTAATCCACCTGTATTGAAATTATGTCTGAACATTGGTTTCATATCTTTAAAAGTTAGTTGTAGGTCTACTTGTGTTGGGTATATGGCATCAAAAGTAGGTCCAGAATATGGATTTTTCCAGGTAGGTTGTACAGCTGTAAGTGCTGCGAATTTAATTCATACCATTGGGTTTTCTGTAATCTCTTGTCCTGTGGTTTCTATTTCAAATATTCTTGGAAATTCTAATCTATAAACTCCACCTGTACTTGCAGGACAAGATAATTCTTGTAATTTTCTAATAGCTCTATACATATATTCACTACCATACCCTGTTATATCTCCACCATCTAAAAAGTAATCTGCTAATTGAAATGAAAATGTTATTTCTCTTCTATTGCTATTTTTATACATCAAGGCTGAATCAACTCTATAATTCAATGTATTAGCTAATTCTGTATCAGTAAGCATATGAGCATTTCTTTCTAATCACTCAGCAGGATTACTACCACCTTTCCCACTTATATTAGTCAAATTTTGTCCCATCTGCTTCATTTGACTGGCACCGTGGTGCAAAGTAGCAATTTTTTGTGATAGTCTAGTGGCCATTGACTCATATTCTTCCCAAGTATGTGTTGTATTTTCCATTAATTCATTAGGTAAAACAAATCACCATTCATAATCACCTCTTTCTGTACCTATAGAATCATTTCCCCTTGGATTCCCTGATTGACTTGTGATTTTATAATCTCTTATACACAAAAAAGGCATTTGTGATTGCTTTAGCTGTTTTGGTATTAGTCCAAAAGTTTCTATTCCTGACATAAAATTTGCTCCTTAATAATCAGACCCTACTGCTGTACTTGTAAGCATCATAAGTCCAAAATTTTCAACTTGGTCTGGATTATCTCCTTCTGTATTTCTACCACCACCTTGACCACCGCTACTATTTATGTTTGTTTGACTAATCATTTCATTAATTTCTTTATCAGATTTACCACCAGTATTACCTAACATACTAACAATAGTGGATAAATATTGTAATATTGTTTCCTGGTATACTGACTCTGGTATTTTCTCTTCCTGAGGACCCATATTTACTTTTTCATCACGTCTAATATCATCAGTAAAGGACTCTGTTTGTTTTTCAGTTCTTAAAGATTCCTTTTCTTCTGGTTTGAAATTATTTTTTGATTCTTCTACTATTGAAGTAAACATATTCTTTAACATATTTTCTTCAAACAACAATCTAAAATAATCCATCATACTAACAAGTAATTCAGGCACTTTAACTACATTTTCTAACATTTTTATAGAATTATCTTTTATTCCTATTAATGATTCTAATACCCTGTCTCATATGGTAGGGTCAAATCCATCTAATACGGTCATATCATCTGCTTTCTCATCGCCACCTTTATCTTTACCAATACCCAATCATTTAGCAACTCTATTAGGAATTTTATTTGCTACTCATCCTTTAATATCATCCCAGGATGGTATAACACCAGTAATTCAATCTAAAATCTTGCCTGGAATTTCAAATATAGTGGACAGGGCACTCTTTACATTATCAAACATACTCTCATCACTATCAAGGAATCCCTGTATCCATTCTATTACTTTATTAATAGGGTCTATAATAAATTTTCTGAAAGGCCAAGAAATAATATCAAACACTTTTTGTACAATATTATAGATAGTTACAAACATAGCATCTACTATTGAATGGTCTGGTGTACCAGTAAACCATTCTCATAATTTTTTTAATGGGTCTATTATATATTTTCTGAAAGGATTCATTATAGTATCAAACACTTTCTGTATTCATTCTTTAATATCACTGATAAGATTAGTAATACCTGATTTAACATTTTCAATGGTTGTATTTATTCCTTCTCCAATATCACTGATAAGATTAGTAATACCTGATTTAACATTTTCAATGGTTGTATTTATTCCTTCTTTAATATCACTGATAAGATTAGTAATACCTGATTTAACATTTTCAATGGTTGTATTTATTCCTTCTCCAATATCACTGATAAGTCCTTTTATTCAATTATCAATTCTAATGGGTATATCTTTCAAATAATTAATAAGATTTAAAAATTTATACTTAAATTTTGTTAATGTATCTGGTAACGTTATCAAAAAGAAATCCAATACTGGTTTAGTAACATTATCAAATACCCAATCTGTTATACCATTTACAGCTTCAATTATCGCTTCCTTACTAAAATCAACCCTGAAATCACTACCAAATAATGATAATAATCCATTTACTATCATTTCAGGAATCTCTAATAGTAATTCCATTATAACAGCTGATATTCCTAATATTCTATCTCTTAAATCTTTACTGCCATCTCTTAACTCTTTGAATATCCCTCAAGCAGCTCTTATATAGAATAAAAAGGCACCGAATACTTTACCTATTGAAAAAATCCTACCAATACCAGGCATTCTAGCTATATTTCTAAAAACATTACCTATTTTAGTTATTACATTAGAAAACATTCTACCAATTTTACCTAAAAATGTTAATTTTTTGGGTATTACTTTACCAAATAGTGTATAAATTGACCCTCCTTTTTTAAAAGGGGCTATTAATCCACCTAATGCAGAAAAGGGCTTGAGCGCTCTTGATAAATATCCTACTATTGTGCCTACTATTAATGAAAGTATTCCTATAAGTATTAATCCTATTCCCTTTTCCTCTTTCTCTGGCTTTTCCCTTGCTCTTCTTTTCAAATCATCCTTATTATGTTTTACTAAAGAATTTATTCCTTCTTCCATCTCTTCATTGGAATGAAATAGTTTTGAAATTCAATCTTTAATACTTCTTAATATTCCTACTTGTTCCTTTTCAGCATCACTACTAGGCTTTTTATTGGAGCCACCTGTAAATAATTTTGATATACCACCATAAATAAATCCAAACATACCTTTAAGCATAGTAAACACACCAGTCATAATACCTTTAATCATTTCAACTGCTTCCATTACCTCATTACCTAAAATAGAAGTAACAGAATTAGTAACCGTATTAATAGCTGTCTTAAATCCTGACGCTACATTATTAGTGAAATCAGATAAATTATCTTTCATTGATTCAAAAATACTGACAACACCATTGGACATATAGGATATACCTGAAGATATTCCACTGGTCATACTTTTTATTGTTGGAACAATAGAATCTACTATTTCTTTAGTTCCAATAGTAAACCCCTCATTTACTTCTTCTGCTACTCTATCTCTTATTGTGTCCCCTGGTGAGCCAGGTGTGTTTCTATTTACTTCTGCCATAATTTTTCTCCATTAAAAAAGGGAGCCAAAGAGTTAGTGTTACCACATTCTCTTTAGACTCCCTATAAATTTGGAATCCGTTAGCCTATAGCTAAGTGAGACTATTTTTTATCTTTCATTGCTTTTTCTTCTTCTTTCTTATCTCTTATTAACAATTTTATATGAGCTTTACGTTCATGGTCAAACATATTTTCACTATCACTAATAGGAATATTCACATGCTTGCTTAAATAATACTGCTCTTCTATTATAGATGATAAACTACAATCTAAACAAAACAACTTGACTATGCGAAAAAATCATTCAAAGGCATTGTAATTTTTTCTGTATAATCACATTTACATCTTAAATTTACCGTTAAGTCTATACCAAAATCATTTTCTTTTTTCCACTTCATTAATGTGTCATAATCTTGTTGGGGCAAATCACCAATAAATTCCATTTTTTCTGATATTTCTGGTGTCTCTTCTCCCTCAGGAGAAACAATAGACCTTACCATAAGTGCCAGGTCAGCTAACATCATTTCCACTTGTTTTTCAGTATTGGACAAATTAGGACTAATATTTATATAAGCCTTCTTCTGTTCACCCCTGGTAAAAAATCCCATATTTAGTGTAAGATTATTATCCAATACCTTAATCTTATCTTCTTTAATTTCCATTTCAGTAACATTTAGTTTACTGATATCAATGGTTTGTGTGGATTTTTCTTTACATTTCTCACATTTATAAGGAAAATTATATTTTGACCCTTTGGTTACTTCTCTCAATTTAATAAAGACATAATATCTATCTTGTATATATAAATTATCAACATTAAATCCTTCTGTAGTAACTGTGTCCATTAATATGTCATCAAGTATCTTTTCACCAACCAAAGGGTCATTCTCATTTTCATATACCAATAACTTCTTCATATCATTGGTAGTTAAAGGTCTTAAACTTATTTCTTCTTTACTTCCTGGTAAAGTAAAAGAACTTTCATACGTTTTTAAATACTTCTTATAATTATACATATTTTACACTAACTCCTTTTTTAAGTTTCATATCTTGAATATAGGTATCTATAAGTTACATCGAATGTCTCTGGTTCATTAGTTGAATAATCCAATGAAATATCTCCAATATTTGTTGGAAAAGCGTGGAATAACATAAGTTTATCTGCCTTTTCACCATTCATATTAACATTCCATATATCTTGTTGGGGTATCATATAGTTAGTGGGTGAACTTCTTTCATTTGTTTCAGGATTATGCATCATATCAAATCACTGTTGATATGCTTCTCTTAATTTTCCTGCCGAATCCATTCTAAATGTAATTGACCATTCAGGAAATGTTCTATTAGCCGCTATTGGAAATAACAATCCTTGCCAGTTTATTTCAATAGGCTCAACTCCTGTTCCAGGAATACTACTAGATGTAACCATATATTTTCTTTGCCTTGGGTCTAGGTCTCTTCCTATTCCTGATGGAAACTCAATCTCGATTAAGAATTGGCTAGCTTTGGATATATTGGTATACTCAAAATTAGCCACAAAGTCATCTATTCTAAATCCTTGTAATGCCATTTTATTTCTCCTTTATTTCATTCAATATTTATACTGCTGTTTCTGTAAAAGAAACACCGTCTTTAGTGGCTATGAAATCTAACATAATATGCTCAGCTACACCTACAGGAACAACAAATACATTACCCCATACCTCATTTCTAGCTCTTGTTTCAGGTGTATTAAGTGTATCATCCATAACTATAGTATATCTTTCTATGCCCCTTCTACCTCTAATTGTTTTGAGGAAGGGTTCAATGGTATTTCTTAACTGTGCAAATGTAATATCATCAACTTGTTCAAATAAATAGTATCTAGTTGCTTTAGATATATTCTTTCTCATATAGATAAACAATCTTCTAATATTGATATTTTGGAAAGCGGAACCCTTATCAAGTAGTGTTCTATTTCCCCATATTACCTTGCCCTGGCCTGCAAATGAAGCGATTGAGTTTATCTGTGCTGGATATAGAATATCCCTTGCACTCTTATCGGGATTCCAGGCCAGTCTTCTTACACCAGTTAAAATGGCTCTATTTAGTCCTGCTGGTGCAAACCATAATTCACCAAGATTATCACTATTAGCATAAAGACCAGCTACATAACCTGATGCGGGTACCCATTCATATCTTCTGTTTCATCTATCATAAACTTCTAACCAGTTATCATAAATGGCTGCATATGAAGTATTAGGATTAAACTCTGAACCACCTCTACCATATCTTCACCTAGT